ATGACTCTGGCATATGGCAAAATGGTACACCATTAAACGCTACTAGCGCCTCATTTGCTTCAAGTGGTAATGGGACATTTTCAGGGTCATTTTCTGGTTCATTTATTGGAAACGGCTCACAATTAACTAATGTAACTGCATCTGTATTAAGTGGGTTTGATCCTAACGCCGCTACATTCACGATAGAACTTATTGATGCTTTAACAGTTGATTTTTATGCTCCCGATGATCTAAAAATAAACACAACTTCATCCATTAGCGGCTCAGTAACAGCATCATTATCTGTAAATAACTCAGCATATACCTTAACTAATTTAATTGACCAAGGTGATAAAATAACTGTAACTGCAGCGAGCGCAAGTGTATTTAATTTGAATGCAAGATATGAGTAAGAGAGATTTATATATTAAAGCCAAATCAAGTTCTCCTTCATCTTGTCCAAATATTGGAGGATACAAACCACTTATTACAGGACAAACAACAAGTTATCGTACAGGGGATGATGGAGATTCTCAACGTGGTCAATCTTTTTTTACTCTACCCTTCAACAACCCTTACAACAATACAACACGATTCCTAGATACATTAGGAGGTACAACATACACAGATACAATCCAGTTAGATTGGTTTACCTTAGAATGGACATCATTAACAACTGGAACTGTTATGATGTATGTTTATAGTAGTACTTCAACTAATTGGAATAACCAAATAGATAATGCATTAGCTGCAACACATGGAGGATACACTGATTGGGAGCTTATTAATAGTAGAGAACTAATAAGTCTTTGTGTAGATGATGGCTTAGTCTCTTTTTCCTTAAACCATTCAGGTTTATTAATTCCTAATAATTTTCTTGTTCATTCCGCTAGTACAAATGCTGGATCAACAACTCAAAGTATAGTAAGAAATACTTCAGGTTTAATAGTAGCATTAGCAAAAAGTAATAATGCACGTAGAATTGATGCAAGATTAGCAACATTTTCAGTTTCAGGCCCAACAGTAACATTTACATAATATGGAAAAAAAATACAAATTCGAACAATTTAACGTTGAGATAAAAAATCCAACAATAACAGTAATAAATGTAATAGACAACATTATAGATAAAAAATGTTCAGTTGAAATTGAATTGAATGTTGATAATTGTAGTTTTGGTATTACTTTAACAGGCTTTGAATATGCAGATGTATGGTACGACCAAGATATTATTGATTGGGTACAAGTAAAATTAGAAGAATATAAAATAAGTGAAAATAACAAATAAAATGAAACAGTTACAGAAAACAAAGTTTTAAATCAAGAAGAACTGCAAATTAAAAAACAATCCAAGATGAAACTCAAACAGTCATTATATAACTTGGAGAAATTGAACTCATTCAATATTGAATGAAAGAAAAAGTAAAATAAAAACATAATAAACTTTGGATAATGTATCAATATATTATATTTTATATATAAAAACCATATGAAACGAAAATTAGACAAAGAACATGTAGATCTACTAACTGATTTACAACAGTCCTATCAAGAAATTGCTAGAGTTTTAGGAAATCTTGCAATCGACGAAATTGTAGCACAAACTCAATTGGATTCGATACAACTAGAAAAACTGCATTTTACTCAGCAATTTAAAGATCTACAAACTCGAGAAACCCAACTGATAAATCAACTCAAAGAACGTTATGGAGAAGGACAAATTGATTTAACAGATGGCACTTTTACAGAGTCTGGTCAGTAACTGTATAACCATATATATTATATATAATCACATAACACGTATAAAAGGAGTATTTTAATGTCAGAAAGAATCGTTTCTGCTGGGGTGTTTACGAGAGAAGTTGATCAATCGTTTTTACCCCAAGCAATCGGCCAGATAGGTGCCGCGATTGTAGGCCCTACTGTGAAAGGACCTGCATTGATACCTACAAAAGTTTCATCATTTGGTGAATTTCAACAAATATTTGGGTCATATACCGCAGAATCATATGTACCATTTGCAGTAGAAGAATATTTACGCGAAGGTAACGTAATAACTGTTACACGATTATTGTATGAAGATGGGTATGCTTTACAAAATGGTGCACTTGCAGTTGTTGCAAAATCTGGGTCTACTGAACTAGTAACACACGTATTACATCCAACTCAACCAGTACAACAAACAACTGGTAACATATTTCAGTCGTCTGTATTAAATAATAACGTATCTGGAAGTTTCGAGCTTAAAGTTTCGGGGTCATTTTTAACTGATATTACTATTCCAGGATTTAGCTCATTCATCGCAGGTAATGGAGCTAGTGTATCTGCATCAATTGTACCAACTCAGAACGATTATATTGCTAAAATATATGGTAAATCTCCAAAATCATTGGATTATCCAGTATATGTTCAATATGAAAATCCAACAGCTGTGGCTCAATTTGCAAATTTAGCAAATGTTAATATAAGTTTACAACCAATTGCATCATATGAGATGCTACAAGACTATTCGACTGCATCAACACCATGGATTACATCCCAATTAATTGGGGCTATTACCAAAGATTTAATTCGTTTTCATACCATATCACATGGTACGTCTGTAAATCACGAAGTTAAAGTTGGAATTCGTGATATAAGATTAGCTAGTGAAGTTGCTGGTGGTAATGGATTCGGCACATTTACAGTAGATGTACGCCGTGTTAACACTGCAAATATTGCTGCATCGCCATATAATTCTCAAGACACAGATGCTACACCTGATATCGTTGAAACATTTTTAAATGTATCGTTAGATCCAGATTCAGTGAATTATGTTGTCCGTAGAATAGGAGATCGTTTTCAAACTGTTAATTCTGATGGAGAATTGGTAGTATCAGGTGATTATCCGAATCTATCTAAATTTATTCGAGTAGAAGTTACAGACGCAGTTGTAAATAAATCAAATGACAAATCATTGGTACCATTTGGGTTCCGAGCTCCATTAGCACCAATACCAAATGTAAGCGGAAGTATTAACATTCTTGGTGCTACATACAGAACTTCACAAGTTGTTGGTGCATCATATAATTCAAACAATTACTTTGGATTTGATTATACTAGCATCAACAATTTAAACTACTTGGCTCCATTGCCATCTGGTAGTGAAGTTGCAAATAGTGTGGCATTCTATCTAGGGGATGTTTCACAAGATGCACAAGCTGGATTTCCATCACCACTTAATTCGTATTCAGGATCATTACAAACGGCTTTAAATGCTGGCACGTTTACTGCTAATGTTGCTACTGCAACTAGGAAGTTTATGGTACCATTTCAAGGAGGTTTTGACGGAGCTCGTCCAAACTTACCAAAATTTTCAGGAGCTAACATCACAGGTACAAACACGTTTGGGTTTGATTGTAGTGCCACATCTGCAACCGGGACTAAATCATATTTGAAAGCTTTTTCATTGCTAGCAAATACCGATTATTATGACATGAATATGCTCATTACTCCAGGTATATTTGACAGTTTACATTCTGCAGTTACTAGTGCAGCTAGAAACTTAGCAACTTCTAGACAAGACACATTTTATGTGATGGATAGTAACGCATTAACTGATTCTATCGCACAAGTAACAGCCCAGGTATTGACACTTGATAATAATTATACTGCAACATATTGGCCATGGGTACGAATCACAAACCCATCTAATAATATTCCATTATGGGTACCACCATCTGTAGTTGTACCGGGAGCTTTATCATTTAATGATTCAGTGTCGGCTCCATGGTATGCACCAGCTGGATTAAATCGTGGTGGTTTGAACCGCGTAAGTGATACATATCAAAATTTATCTAGATCAAATCGAGACACACTGTATGAAGCTCGCGTAAACCCCATTGCCAACTTCCCTAACGATGGAATTGTGATTTGGGGTCAAAAGACCTTACAAGCTCGGCCAAGTGCTTTAGACCGCGTAAATGTGCGCCGTTTGTTGATAGCGGTTAAGAAATTTATTGCGTCTAGTACTAGATATTTAGTATTTGATCAAAACACCATAGAAACCAGAGAAAGATTCACTCGAATTGTGAATCCATATTTAGAATCAGTACGAGCTCAACAAGGTTTATCTGCGTTCAGGGTAGTAATGGATTCTACAAATAACACTCCAGACGTTATAGATCAAAACATATTGTATGGACAAATATTTTTACAGCCAACCCGCACCGCTGAATTTATCATATTAGATTTCAACATACAACCAACTGGTGCTGTATTCCCTGAATAATTTTTTTATATGAATTATCAAAGAAAGGCTGGGTTCGCTCAGCCTTTTTTACGTTATAATATATTTATAAGAAAATAGGATATATACATGAGCAATTTACAAGATCTTGTAAACCCAAATTTGGAAGATTACGGCAATGAAACTACAAATTTTTATGCAGCTGCATTTGCCTGGGAACCGAAGAAACAACATCAGTTTGTAATGTCTATAGACGGCATTCCATCATATTTAATACACGCAGCTGGAAAACCAGAACTCAGTAATGGCACAGTTACATTAGATCATATCAATGTTAAACGATATGTGAAAGGTAAATCTGAATGGTCTACATTAAGTATTACGTTGTATGATGCAATAGTACCTAGTGGTGCACAAGCTGTAATGGAATGGGTTCGTCAACATCATGAGTCTGCTACTGGTAGAAATGGATATTCATCATTTTAT